GGCAAGGCCACGGATGCGGCCATTAGAAAAGCCCTTGAACTGGTAAAAAGCGAGAAGGCTAACGTCTATGTAGTGGGCAAAACAGGTCGCCCCACCAAATACAACGCCAAACTCTGCAAATTACTGCCATCAATGTTCGCAAACGGGGAATCCATTTCGGAAGTATGCGCCGAGCTTGGCATAACGCGGGAGACGTTCAACCAGTGGAGAAACCTGTATCCGGAGTTTTCTGACACCGTAAAAAGGAGTTTGGAGCTTTCCGAGGCATGGTGGACGAAACTAGGCAGGGCCGGGGCGACCGGCAAGGCCAAAATCCAGCCCGCCACCTGGATCTTCAACATGAAGAACCGCTTCGGCTGGACGGATCGCGTCGAGCAGGTGGTAAGCACGACCGTTGACACCGCAGCCGCCGACATGACCCCCGAGGATCGCAGGAAAAAGATAAACGCGCTGCTTGGAAGGCCGGATGAACCTTGAAAACGTACCCGATGACAAGTTGCCTGAACTACAGGCCCTATTGGAGCAGGAGGAGCTTGAGCGCGTAACCCCCAAGATGGAGCGGTTCCGCGAGCCGTGGCGGATCAAGATAGCCAGCGGCGGACGCGGCGCGGGGGCGAAGTCGTGGTCTGCCGCTTCGTTACTGGTGCAGAAAGCGCACCTTACCCCGATGCGGATATGCTGCTTCCGCGAGGTGCAGAAGTCGCTTGCCGAGTCGGCGTACCAGCTCATAAAGGACACCGTGACCCGACTGCGGAAACCCGGCTGGAGGCTGACCAAGGAGTACATAGACTCCCCCTGCGGATCGCATTTCATCTTCCGTGGTTTGGTGGACATGAGGGCCGCCGACCAGATGAAATCTTTGGAGGGGTACGATATCTTCTGGCTGGAAGAGGCAAGCTCGATATTCAAGGAATCCCTTACCGTGCTTTTGCCGACCCTTCGCAAGCCGGGATCGGAGCTTTGGGCCACGCTCAATCGGGTGGCCGAGAAAGACCCGATAATAGCCGAGTACTGGGACAGCGACAGAACCGACGTGCTGCGTATTGCGCTGAAACAGGGGAAGATCGACAACCCCTGGTTTCCCGACGTTTTGCAGGACGAGCTTGATGCGGCGTACCGCAACAGCCCCGACGAGGCTATGCACATATGGGGAGGCCAGCCCAGGGTACAGGGGGATAATTCCGTGCTTTCCAGGGTGGCGATTCGGGAAGCGATGGATCGCCGCGATGTCAAGGAATCGGAACCCGACGAGATGGGCGTTGACGTGGCGCGGTTCGGCAGCGACAACACCGAGATGTACAGGCGCAGGGGGGCGAAGGTGGTGGCGCACAAGTCCTTTTCCAAGAAGGACACGGTGTTCGTCGCAAACGCAGCTTGGGAGATGGCGGGGCGGAACCGCAGCGTGGTCATCAAGGTGGACGACACCGGCGTGGGCGGCGGGGTTACCGACAACCTGCGAAACCTCGGGGCGAACGTGGTTCCAGTCAACTTCGGCGGCTCCCCGTCTGACAAAAGCAAGTACACCACAGTGGCGGATGAGATGTGGTTCGGCTTTCCCATCGGCGAAATATCGATACCCGACGATCCCAAGCTCATGGAGGAACTGGCGTGGCGCAGGTACGACTATGACAAGATAGGCAAGCGCAAGGTGGAGCCAAAGAGCGAGTTCAGGAAGCGATACGGGAGATCGCCAGACAAGGCCGATGCGCTGCTGCTGGCTTTCTACCGCCCGAATGTTTCCATGCTACTGATCGGCAGGCACACGGGGATATAAATATCGTTTAATCCCGCATTTCCCGCCACAATAGGCGCATGGCGGTAAACAGCACACATCCGGAATACGGCGAATACTCCCCACTCTGGAAAGTGGTACGCGATTGTGTCAAGGGCGAGCCGGCGATAAAGGCAGGAGGGACGGATTACCTCCCAAAGCCGACGGGAAAAGGAAACGACTCCTACAAACGCTACCTTGACCGCACCCACTTCTCAAACTTCACGGGGCGCACTGCGGAGGGTTTGCACGGCAACGTGTTTTCCCGCGAGGCCGAACACCCAGAGGGCATTTCCGAGCGTTTCAGGGACTTCCTGGAAAACGTCGATAACGCAGGTGCCTCCATCGGCAAGTTCGCGAGGGAGCTGGCATGGGACGCTTTACAGACGGGCTGGGGCGGGATACTGGATACTGGTGGACATGCCCCCCGTGTCTGAAGGGATGAGCCTAGGCGACATGGAGCGACGGGGTTTGAAGCCCTACCTGAAATGGTACGCCGCCGAAAACGTCATCAACTGGCAGTACGGCACCGAGGACGGCAGGACGTTTCTTTCGCTGGTGGTGCTACAGGAAACCTTCGTTGACGGCGGGGACGAATTTGCCCCCACGGTGAAAACGCGCTACAGGGTGCTTCGCCTGACGGACGGCGTTTACACCCAGCAGGAATACCTACCCAACGAGGGTGGCGGCGAGGGCGATTCCGGAGCCTACATAGGCGGCCCGATTATCACCCCGATGATGGGCGGGCCGTTCGACTTCATCCCGTTCTTCCCCTGCCCGTCCGATACCCCCGAAAAGTCGATGCTGCTTGACCTTGCTTACGAGAACATCGGGCATTACCAGAAATCGGCGGATTTGGAAAACGCCCTGCACTACTCGGGAACGCCCACGCCGTGGATTTCAATAGACACCAACAAAGTCGAAAAAGACGCTAGCGGCAACCCAAGGGACATCCCCTTGGGCGGGGAAGCGATGCTGCATCTACCGCCCGATGCAACCTTGGGTTTTCTGGAACCCAGCGGGCAGGGAATCGCCCATATCCAGAGGGCTATAGAGGCTAGTGAAGCCCGCATGAAGATGCTGGGGGCCAAGTCCTTTGACGGTGGCCCCAAAGGTGTCGAGTTGGGCAAAGCCGCAAGCATCCACGCCGCCGCCGCCAACTCCGTGCTGGGAGCGTTCGCCGTGAACATGGGCGAGGTGATAACCAACGCCGTGAGGCTAGGCGCAAGGTGGAGGGGCGTTCCCGACGCGGAGGCCGAGGGGTGGGAATTCAGCCTTAACACCAACTACGACGGCGACCTTGCTGAGGTCGAGAAACGGAAGCTCGCTCTTGACCAGGTTGACGCTGGGACGATGAGCAAGTACCGATTCCTTGTGGATATAGACGGGATGAGGCCGGCGGATGCAGCCGAGGAGATTAGGCGGCTAAGGGCTGAGGGGAGTATGTCGTATGAAGGCACGGAGTAATCGGCAAGGTAAAACCGATTGAACCTAGACGACCTTCTTGACCTGTACATAAACCGCATAGCCAACCGCATCTGGCTTGCCGAGGATCGCCACCTGACCGACGCGGGGGAGCGCATACGGCGGTTGCAGGCCATGACACCCGAGCAACTGCGGGAATACCTGCACTCACAGCAACCCCTTGCAGACCTCAACGCCGACGTGAGACGGGCAAACCGCAACCTGGGCAGGGCGAACGCCGCCAACGAGAGGGATATCGAGAGGCTTTTCGACGAGGTAATGACCATGACCTACTCCGGCGGCGTGGCCCTTGCGACGCGGAAGGGCGTTACCCTTCCCCCGCTGGAAACGTTCAAGGCCCGTTCCGGCTATATGCTCATGGCGGCACTCGGCAGGTACAGGCATATGGCCAGAAGCGGGGCGGTGGACAGCCGTTACAAAAACAAGATAGGCAAGATGACAAGGCTCATCGCCGACGGAGGCGCGGATCTGCCCAGCGTCATGCGCAAGACGATAAGGGAGCTTGCTCGGGAGGGGATATCCACTATCAGCTACGCAAGCGGCAGAAGCATGAGGATGGACTCGGCGGTGCGCAGGGATCTGGTCGGCGAATTTACCAGCATTGTGCAGGATGTCCAAAAGCAGATAGCCACGGAAATAGGCGCGGACGGGTGGGAGATTTCGGCGCACCAACACAGCGCGAAAGACCACGAAGATGCCCAGGGAAATATTTTTACCCACGCCGAATACGAGAAACTACAAAATCTTGAAACCGCCGTTGACATCGACGGCGTTCCCCACCACTTGGAAGGCCGCCCGATTGGAGATTGGAATTGCCGGCATATCGCATATTCGTTCGTTATCGGGGTAAGCCAACGGGCGCATTCCCCTGACGAATTGGCTCAGCTAAAAAAGCGCAACGCCGACGGTGTGATGTGGAACGGACAGCGAATCAGCTTGTACGAGGCGGAGCAACAGCAGCGAAAACTTGAAACGGCAATGAGACGGGAACGGGAAATGCTGAACGCGCTAAAACCGCTAAGGGACATCGACCCGAAAATGAGGAACGAATGGAGACGCTCGAACAACAGGCTAACCAGTCTGCGGCTGGAATATCGGCGGTTGGGCGCAACGGTGCGGCCTCACGGCTTGCGTATGAAACCAGAAAGAAGTTACGTGCCACGGAGTAGCGTCGGCAATTTCAGGCTTTAGGCTCCCGCTTCTTTTTCGGCCTGCCGCTTTTAGGCACTTCACGGATAAGGTCAACCACGGATTCGTCGTAAAAGTTCATTCTGCCGGTTTGCGCTTTGGGCTGTATTTTGGCGGTTCTAAGGCGTTGCTTAGCCGCCGCCGGGGATATGCCCAAAATCTGCCCGATTTCCTCATGGGTTAAACCTTCCACGCTCATATATCGGCAATTCTAGCTGGATTCTGAAGAAAAACAATACCATTTCGTATGAGGTTATTGACAAACTAATGTAAATACCATACCATTTAGTATGGAGTTTTAACGAAGGGGAAAGCGATTATTAAGGGAGGCATGAGCATGGAAATCGAGTTCAGGGGCAGATGTTGCACGTCTGGCAGGTGGATATTCGGCCATTATGTCAAACATAAGGCAAGACGGCCATGCCCGGTAGATGATGATTATGGACTGGATGATATTCTTCATTACATTTTCATAAGCGAACACGCCGATTGGAACATGCCGCGCCAGCTAAAGGGAATAAAAGTCCACCCCGAAACCGTAGGCCAGTTCAGCGGATTCTTTGCCGCCAACGATGAAAAGATTTACACAGGGGACGTGATCGCAAGGTTCGTGCGGGATGAAAAGAATGCGGAACCTAGGCGTTTAAACGTTTTTGAGGTCGTCTATTGCAAGGGAGGTTTTCGCCTAAAGGACAAATACGCCTACGAAATGGGCTGGGACGGGCATCATATAGGGGACTCTTTTTGCCAATGGGACGAATTAAAAAGGGATAACCCTGAAAAGGAACTGTTCGTTGAAAAACTGGGCAACACCTACGACAATCCAGAACTTCTTAAGGAGTTTGAATCCGAGTATAGGCGGTTCGTAGAAAAACTAAGAGCTTCTGGAGGTGCGAAATGCCAGTCAACCACATAGTCGCAGCCATAAGATCGGTAACACGTCCAGGGGAGTCGAGTCACACGTCGGTAAGAATTGTCAAAGCCTGTACTGGGGGCGGCGCGAGTTTCTATGACACAGATAGTTTTTCGGCTCTAAATAAAGAGGACACCACTTGTTCGGAATGCAAAAAGCTATCAGATGAGTTTTTGCAGCGTTTCAGAAGGGAAGAAAGGGGACGCCTAATGCAGTGCATTGCTTATAGTGAGACGTTTAAAAAGGGTGACCGCGAAAGAGCCGTGCGGATTTTACTTGGCGGCTGGGAAAAGTACGACGACATAGATACGGTAAATCGGGAGGCGAAAAATGAGCAGAGTTGATGATCTCATAAAGCTGCGACAACAGCGCAAAGAAATTGAACAGGCAATAACCAAGTTAAAAGCCCCCGTGGTTTTTGGCATACGTAATGGCTTTGAAGGAAGGATAAGCCATTACCAGTGTTCTGACCCCAGCCAAGATGGAATCTCCATAGAATTTGCCGATATGGAGAGGGTGGAGATTTCCTATAGCGCGGGCAAAAACCTTCTGCAAGCCCTAAAGGAAATATACGAATGAACACCCAGCCCCTTGAACTCACCATAACCGACATCACCGCCGCCAATTATCGGCGGGGAATTGCAAGCAACGGAGGCAACGTATGAACAAAGAGAAACTTGAGAAAATCAACGGCATCGTCAATCAGATTGGCAAGATGGAAGAGGTCTTGGCTATTGAAGGGCAACAGGTGTGCATATCCGATCATTCCAAACCGGTACCGAGGGGAACCGGCTGTACCGTCATGATTGACCGCAGTCTTTTGGCTAATGCGTTGACCGCACACATCGGGAAGCTCAAAGCCGAGCTGAAGGAACTTGGATACGAAGACGATTAGGGGGAGAGATAACCAATGAAAAGCTGCTTCTCATGCAAGAGACTGCGCAAGGGAACGCCCTGCTTCGACAGTGCGACGATACCCGGAACGCTGTGGGTATTCTGCACGGACGGAGCAGGGAGATATCGCCAGATGGATTTTCCCTATGGGGACAAGGACACGGGCGTTATATGCTGCGATGAGTTTGAGGATAAATCGGAACCTTCGACAGAGGGAGGATAACCCTGCCCCACGCACCCGAACAGCTCCTTTTCCCATTCGCCGGCGAGGCGGAACCGAGGAAAGCCATCTCGGTGATCCTGTTCCACCTCCCCCGAGCTACTAAGGAATCCTTAGCAGCGCACGCAAGGAAAGAAGGCAAATCCACAACCAGACTGCTGAACGAACTGATAGCCGCCTACATAACGCCGAAAAAGAAGGTCGGCAGGGGCAACGTCGATCTTGTCCAGGTGGAACGGGCAAAGGCAATCCTGCGGACACGCCACCCCGACCCCGTAAGCGCGACCGAGATAGCCAAGCACGTTGGATGTACGAGGGCAAGGGCCGAGAGGCTGCTGGACATCCTGTCGGGAAACGCCACCGACAGCGCGAACACCGCGACTGACTTCCTTGTGTACGAGGACGATTCCACGGGAAGCCCGATGTTCGGCATAGCCAAGGACATAGAGATGACGGGGAACGCGCCAATCGCCGGGAGATCCAACAGGCCGGGCGGCAGCGCGTATAAACAGAGGTGGAATTAGGGGGCAACGATGCAACTTGAAGTTATATACAACGCCTTCACGATGGAAGACATAAAACAGTCAATCGAGCTTCATTTCGAACAGCCCATGCGTGTCATCCCCGAGAAACTGTCCATGTTCGAGCAGTACCAGGTGAGGCTGGCGCGGGTCTTTATACCCGAAGCGTGGAGGTATCGCATCGTGCACAGGGACGGCGTTTACTATTTCGGGAAAATTAAACAGGAGGCGCAAGAATGAGAGCCGATAAACAACCGCTTGGATTAAAACCTTGGTACATAGTCGATACCGAAAGGGCGAGGGAAATATTGGCGGCCATGGACAGATTCCTTGTAATCGGGAAACCCGTTCCCAAGGAATGGATGACCGAGTTGCAAGGAAGGATAAGAACCGCCATTAACCCCAACAGTTGCAAAAAACGCAACGATTGAACCCTTTACGGCTCTTTTTCGCCCAAACACTTGACATTCCACGAAAAAAATCTCGTTTATTCTTTCCGGATCCGTACACTTTCACTACGGATGTTGCTTTTTCGGACCTCCCCGAGGGATAGGCCGAGCCGAAAGCCGAACCTGCAACAGCCGTGCGGCCTCGGAGGAGTCGTATATCGACACGGGAGGGAATTTATGGACGAACAGGCGATACTCGCAATCATGGGCGACGAAGGCACGGACGAGGAAAAGGCGAAAAAGATTCTTGCGGCTCACAAGGCCGACAAGGCGCCTCTGGAAAAGGCCAAGGAAACCATCCTTTCCGAGAAAAAGGCGTTGCAGGAAAAGCTCGACAAGATTTCCGGCGAGGCCGAGGCTGAGCGGGGAGCCAGCGAAGCCAGAATCAAGGAGCTTGAGGAGCAGGTAGGCAAGGCCGGAACCGAGGAGGCGAAGAAGGCTTTTGAGGCCCAGCTTGCGAGGGAGGTGGCCAAGTTCGAAGCGGAGAAAAAGAAGGCCGCGGAGACCCATGCGGAGCTTGAGCAAAGACATTCCACGCTTCTCGAAAGGCGGCGGCTGGATCTTGTGGGGCTTGACCTGGAAAACGCCATGACCAAGCTCGGCATCACGGATCCCGACGACAGGGAAAATTGCCGGGACAAGTTCATGCTGACCCACGGGGCAAGTTTCAGCCCAAACGAGAACACCGAAACCCCGATCGACAAGGAGCACAACACCGTTTCGGAAGTGCTCGAAAAACTTGCGACAACGGTTTCCGCGTACCAGAAATTCATTCCCGCAAAGAACAACGGGGGAGGCGCATCGGGCGGCTCCCATGGAGGCCCGACAGGAAAAAACGTCGTTTCCAGGGAGAAGTCAGAGACCCCCGGTAAAACCGGGGGCTTGAATTCGTGAACCGCTCAAAGCGGTTGGGCCGCCTAAAGGCGGCTGCGGTATTACCAATCTGAAATCTGTTTCAGTCACTTGCCCAAAGTATCCTG